TCCGACGCATGGTTTACTGTCGCGCCGTTCGACTGACCGAATCTCCACTTCGCCGCTGGCTAACTTCGCTCAGCTGTCGATGTTTCGTTTCGATGGACTTATTAAAAACCATAGTTGTTTTATCGTCAACAACAATAGTTGTATTTATGGTTGTATTGGTTTTATTTGGTTGTATTTGAAAGGAATTTATTTTTTAGAAATGTTTGATGGCGGGGTTTGGATAATAAAAAACCCCGCCGGAGCGAGGTTTTTATGGTGGATCGGTATTTATCGATTCTGACTTTTCAGGTAGTCGGATATTTCCTTGGCTGCCGCGCACTGCGCTTTCAGCTCATTGTTCATTTTTGCTTTAACTTCGTCAGAACTACTCTCGCATCCAGCATCAAGCGAAGTGATGTTGTAAACCGCCAGCATCGTAGCCTGGACTGCTACCTTGCACTGATCTGGCTGTGCGTGGTCTTTACAGATTGCAGCTGGTGATTGCTTTAGCTGATCGAGAGCCGACTCTTCCGCATTGGCCGCCAGAGGTGTCAGAAATAATACTGCCCATAAGAATTTTTTCATAGTTGCTTCCCTACCATATTGTTGATGTCCAAAACATTCTTCCGATTATCTGGACGCTATCAAGGTCTGCTTCTTCGTCTGGGTGCTCGACATGATTAAAGCTGCGAATGCTCAGCCTGTTCGGGCCCACACGGTAAAGTATTTTTAAGCGATTCCATCCATCCTGGCTGATGGCGTAAACCTTTCCGTCCACGATCTTTTTGTCGTTAATATTGATAGCGACAGTCGTTCCTTCCGGAATAACTGGCTCCATGCTATTCCCATGTGCGGGGAAGCAGATAACACTTTCTCTGTGGGCATTAACTCGGCGTAGAGTCGCTTTTGAGAAGCGGAGTTTATAGCCATTGTAATCTTCGCGAGGGAACGTCCCATCGCCGCAGGCCAGCTCAATATCCTTTAGAAATGGCACTTCTACCTCGTCATCAGGTAATGGGGTTGAATTATCCCAAGGCTCAACGGTACCCCACTGATCAGACGGTGGGATGGCTTCATCCTGCCCAGTGAGAAGCATAGCGCCTTCACCAGAACTCAACCATTCAGGCTTTACCTTTAACGCATTAGCAAGCTCAACCAGCTTTGTTGTCTGGTTGGCTTTTCCTGTTTCAATCTTCTGGATAGCCGCCTGGCTCACCCCAACCAGATCCCCGAGAGCCTTTTGCGTAAGGCCTCGTAATGTCCTGGCTTCTTTCAATCTTTCAGCGAGTGTCGTTTTCATACGCGCAATGTACAACCATGGTTTTATTCCATCAAACGAAAATGGTTGTTGACTAAATACAACCATAGTTTTATTCTTAATTCATATTCACTACGGAGGTTGTTATGAACCCAACCATTAAAACCGCTATCACCATTGTCGGCTCTCAAAAAGCCCTTGGTGAAGCGTGCGCAGTGTCGCAGCAGGCGGTTTACAAGTGGCTACACAACAAAGCAAAGGTTTCTCCGGAGCATGTGAACAGCATCGTAAAAGCAACTGGTGGCGAGATTCAGGCATACCAGATTCGCCCTGACTTACCGACGCTGTTCCCGTCACCGGCCGACAACAATGCCGCCTGACCGGCGGCCCTAACCACGAAAGGGAAAGCAATGCATTCACTTGCGTATCAAGAGAATAACGGATTCACGTCGAGTCCGATGATTTCGATAAATCAAAGCGTTCCGCGCAATACCAGTAAGCTCACTCGTATTCGAGAAGCTGTTCGCGCCTGGCAGAAGGCAACACCTGGGCAAGCTCAGGTTCACATTTCGCAACTGGTAGCCAAAGAGTGGCTGGCGCGCGGTGGGCGTGGGTTGCTTCTGGCCGGTTCTGAGCACAACACCAAGCAGAACTTCTTCCGGATGATTAACGATCCGGGCCCGAAGAACGACAAGAACCTCATGGCGCTGATCCCGGTGATTACGGATGTGATGGCGCGTGATAACGAGGTGGTCGCACGTCAGTTCGGCCTGGTTAACGGTAAAACGAAAGAGGAGTTGATTGCTGATGCCATGAAAGAGTGCGCGGAAGCGCATCAGGCGAAGCTACTTGGTCAGCCGATACAACGCCTTGAGAAAGAGGTGAAGGAAGCTGCTGAATCGCTGCTTAGATTTCTGCCAACTGAATCAATTGCTGCGGTAGTGACAAGTTTGGCCGCTATGGCACCGGGAGTTATGTAATGGGAAATATCAAAAATGGCGAAAGCCAGTCTGCGTCAACAGAACTGGCCTTCAGATGCAAATCGTGTGCACTCATTGCAGGAGGAATAATGGCAAAAAATCCACGCTATTACCATACCGCTGTACATAAAAACATAACCCGCGACCGATTCATCCGCTCGGTTAACCCGATTGTGGCAGAGAATATGCGCGCCATCCTGGAAGAACTGAAACGTAAGGAGAGCGGTCGTGGATAACCTCGCAAAAGTAATACCTTTCAGGCCGTCTGTATCGGTCGTGGAGCGTCAGGTGGCAGATATCGATGATGGGTATACCCGCATCGCTAACGAGCTGCTGGAAGCGGTTATGGCTGCTGATTTAACAGCTCGCCAGCTGAAGGTCGTTCTGGCGGTGATCCGCAAAACCTACGGGTTCGGGAAAAAGTTTGACCGTATTACCAATACCCAGATTGCAGCAATGACCGGCATTCACCATACGCATGTCTGCAAGGCCAAGAACGAGATGATTGCAATGAACATCATCGTTACCAGCGGCCTGGCGATCGGGGTGAATAAGGTGATTTCTGACTGGAATTTCAGCATTAGCCAACATGGCAAAACATTAGCCGAAACAGCTAACGAAACATTAGCCAAGTCAGCTAATACCCATAAGCCAACTCAGCTAAACACAAAAGAAACTATTCAAAAGAAAGAAAGAAAAGATCCCCCTAAATCCCCCAAGGGGGAAAACTCACTCGCTCAGGAAGTGATGGATTACTTCAACGAGCTAACGGGTAGTCGTTGTGCTGCGCTGGCACCTTTCGAGAAAGCTCTCTCCACAGTGAAGAGCAAAGACCAGTGCTACACCGTTGAAGAGCTGAAGCTGGTTATCCGCTGGGCCCATGTGAATTGGGGGCACAGCTTCAAGCCAGAGAACCTGTGCCGTATGACCCGCTTTGATGGATACCTGTCAGACGCCCTGATATGGGCGGATGGTCATGGAAGCAATCCGGCAGCCTGTCCGCACGAAGATATCATCAAGCTCTGGAATGAAAAATTCCCTTCGAAGGCTGTGTCGCTGCATGAGTGGAACCGCCGTCGTCCGGCCTATCGAGATCTGGAAGCTGTATGGAACGGCAAAACCACCCAGGGCAACTGGCGAGAACTGAAGCACATGGGCATGGCCTTCGAGCTGATTAGCAAGTCTTCCCTGTTCGGAACCAGAGGCGATCAGCCATGGCTGACTCTCGACTGGATACTGAATCCGAAGAACTGGGGATCTGTCTACGAACAGGCCATCAACGAGCACCGTGAGCGCAAGGGAGTGAAAGCATGAGCCGTTTTATCGATTTGTACGTTGAACAGGCCGTCATCGGCGGAATCATGCTTGCAGCAGGGCGCACAGATGGCGTGGACATGGCTACCGATGCGATTGAGGGTCTGACTGAGGACCACTTCACAGCAATGCCACATAAAGTGGCTCTGAAGTCCTATAAGCGACTAAACGAATCCGGTTCGAAGATAGACCTGCTTACACTGACCAGCGACCTTGAACAGCTCGGAGTGCTTGAGATTGCGGGAGGTTTCGCTTACCTGGCTGAATGCAGCAAAAACACTCCGTCTTTCGCCAACCTGGCGGCCTACTGCGAAAAGCTTCGTGAAATGTACCTTGGTCGCCGTATGGCCCTGGCGTTACAGGTTGGGATCCAGAAGTTATCCGAGCCAACGACAGAGGGTATCGCAGACATCATTGGCAACATTCAGGCCGATATCTCTGGAATTGAGCACAGCGCTGACTACGGAACTGAACACATCACCACTGGCATCGACATGTCTCTGGAAACCATCCAGGCGATCATCAATGGCGACATCTGGAAATACAAAACAGAGCTCGGAATGTCGACCATCGATAGCGCTTTCGGCGGATTCAACAATACGGATTTTATCGTCGTTGGCGGACGTCCTGGCATGGGGAAAACCATGTTTAGCACCACAGTGACAGAAACAGTAGGCCTGAAAAACAAAAAGCCGGTGCTGTTCTTCAGTCTCGAAATGCCAGTGGAACAAATCTCTGAGCGAGTCGCTTTTCACCGGGCGCGGGTAAGCAAAGAAGATCTGCTGAGCAAGGTTAGCGGGAAAATGGACGAGGCATGGGGGAGGGTTAGTCACTGCATGAAGGAGTTCATCGACTCTCCGATTTACATCAATGACAAGCCATCCCTAAGCGTTCACCAGGTGCGTGCGGAAGCTCGGCGTATGAGCAAGAAGCTGGGCGGACTGGGCGTGATAATCGTCGATTATCTCCAGAAGATGCGGATGTCAGACCCGGAGAACATGAACCGCAGCGTAGGGGAGATCGCCACTGGACTGAAGAACCTGGCGAAAGAATTGCGTTGCCCGGTCATCGCTCTGGCCCAGCTGAACCGAAACCTTGAACAGCGCGCTAATAAGCGTCCCGTAGCGGCAGACCTGCGAGAGTCTGGCGTCATTGAGCAGGAAGCAGATGTGATCTTCATGGTGTATCGGGATGAGAAGTACAACGAGAACACCGAACTGAAAGGCATCACCGAAATCATCTGTGTGAAGTCCCGCCATGCGCCGGGGGCAGAAAAGACCTACCACTTCAGCAGCCGCTACTCCGGCCTGGACCCGGTAGATTTCACCTACAGCGGCCAGATGCAACAGGAGGCTGACTATGAGTGCTAAGACGATGAAAGGCAAACAGGCAATTCTGCGTTATCTCGAAACGCACCGGACCTTCACCGCGAAGGATGTGGCCACAGAGTGCGGCATGACCATCAACTGCATCACGAAGAACGCCATCGATCTGGAGCGGGCCGGAAGATTGTCCGGGTGAGCAAGGTCTGGCGAACGGTGACTTATCGCCTGGCGACGCCGGAAGAGCAGGATGGTACCGCGCGCAGTTGCACCAACGGAATATTTCAGGAGTGCCGCAATAGCGCGGCGATGAAGCGAGTATTGATGGTTTGGGGGAGGGTAGGGGTATGAGCAATCAAGAGTTAACTGAAATTATCGTAACAAAGTACGCGCTTTCAA